TGTAGTGAAATCCGTCCGGAGCGCGGTGCGCTACGCCGAAAGGCGTATGCATGAAGTCGTCATCGGCTGCGCCGCCGCTCGCGAACCTTGATGCCCCTGATCGCCCCGCCGACGCGGTGTAAGCCGTTGGCGCCGGCTGCGCCCGCATCTGGCGCATTGGGCGGGGAACGACAGGAGCGCGATAGACTGGCGCGGCACGATGCGCCATTGGCGTTGGCATCGGCCGGCGAGCGACCGGCGGGGGTGGCGGCGCAGGTATTGCGCTCGTTGAATGCAGATATCCTGGCGCGGCCGTTCTAGCCCCCATGATGGGTCCCGGCTCGGGCTCGCCAAATTCCTGATCAAACCCCTGCGGGACGAAGGCGGATCTCGCCTGCGGCGGCGGCGCAATGTCCGCGCCATAGCTGGAACTTTCGGGATAGTTCTCGAAGTCCGAATAACTGCTCCCGAACGGCACTTCCCAGGGGGGATTCCCGCCGTCGTCGGTGACCGAGCCGCCCTGTTGCCTGGATGTACGCTTCCGTTCTCGATTCGATCCCCGCAGCGAACCGGTTCGCTGCGGGGTTGCATGAGTTGTAGCCGCGGCCTTTGTTCTCGTTTCGGCCATGCGCTCACGGCGGTCGGCCATGCCCATACGCTCCTCGTGAGCCTCCGAGCGGGCACCCATCTGAGCTTCGTGTGAATGTTCCTGTTCGCCAAGCTGGACTTCGTGCTGCCGTCCGCGTTCTTCACGCATCGATTCATATTGCTGATCGCGCGCGCCCATCTGAGCTTCATGAGCCTGGGCCTGCTGACCCATTAGTTGCTCCTGCTGGCGATCCTGATCCCCCATCGCAGCGTCGAACTGACGCTGTCGGTCGCCCATAATCATCTCGTGAGAACGCCCAGCTTCGTCCATCAGCATATCGCGCTGGCCTTCTTGATGGCTCATGCGCTCTTCGTGCGCCCAGCCGCCCTGCTCCAGGCTCTGAGCGTGCGCTAGCTCGCGCATCTGCATGACTTGCTCGTGGCGGCGATCGAGTTCGGCCTGTTGACCCTCGTGAGCCTGTTTTTGGGCCTCCATTTGAGGCTTCCGAGCCTCATTTTGGGCCTGAAATTCAGCCGTTTTCGTCGCCAATTGCTGCTTGTGGAGGTTCATTTGCGACGTTTGGATCTTCGTCGAGCTATCAAGCTGCGCCCGCTGCATCTCCAGAGGCTGATTTTGCTGATCAAGTTGGAGTTGCTGCGCCCGCGTTTGCGCGTCCAGCATGTCTGCTTGGGCGCCAAGCTGGGCGGCCTGGGCCTTCGGGTCCGGCGGAGGCGGCTGCGGGTTTGAATTAAGGAAATTATCCGGGTTCGCGAAGCCTATTCCGCGAATGCAAGTGCGTCGGATGACCACCACGTTGAAGGCCGACGGGTCATCCTTCGCCATCTGGTACAAAGCCGCATTCCGCAACATCCTTTGGACGTGCGAGGCGGTGTTCGGATCGGCCCGAGTGACGATTTCGTTGGAATTCAGCGCCTGGATGACGAGTTGGTCGTCCCATCGGGCGTACGGGCGCTTGTTGAAGCGCCATAGGGCGGCCGGGTCTTCACGTAGGCGGTCGCACAGGAGTTGGAGCTCATCAGACTGCGCGGCGCACAAACGTTTGTGGGTCGCCAACAACGGTTTGATTGCTTGCTCGATAAGCGCGAGCGTGGTGCCGACCGGGGCATCCTGCCTCCCCTCTCCGACCATAATCTCTGCGGTGCCGCCGAGGCTCTTGCCCTGGCTGTTCAATGCGTCGATGAACTGGGTAAAGACGGCGTCAGGCGTCTTGTAGGGCATGCCCATGACGACCTGATTAATCGGGAGCCCGCCGGTCTCGATCTCCGCGCTCCCCCCTGGCGGGACGCGGAAGATGTTGTTATTCTGCCGCGCAGCGCCTTTCGCAATGATTAGACCGGGGAAATTCGAGAACATCCCAGCGTCCACGATCTCTCTATACGCTGCCGTGATGCCGTTTGTCATGTTCCCGAGCAAGTGACTTAGGCCTATAGCGTAGAACCCGAAGCCTCGGATGAACGGATACTGCACGAAGTAGGTCTTCGGCAGGCATAACTCGTCATCCTCGTTCCAGTTGCGCCGGATCTCCATGATGGCGCGGGTTTCCTTGTGAATCACCACCTTGTAGGGGACCGCCAACCCGTCCGGCTTGTTGTCGGTCTCATGCTCGAAGCCGGGGAGATCCAGTTCGCAGTAGGATTCGAAGAATTCGTGGTCGCGGTCCTCCTGTTCGAACGTGTCGAACCGGCGGATGCCCGAGATCTGCTCCGCCTGAATCTCGGTGGGGTATTTTTCGATGTAGCCCGGGTCGTAAAGATCAATGTCCCTATACGCCCCGACAAGCTGCATCCGGCGAACCATCGACGGCCGCATGAAGACCCTGTGCGTAATACGGCCAGCGTCATATACTGACGTCGCACCGTTGTTTACTATCAGGTCGTCGCCGTAGACTGCTCGAGAAATTGGCCGCCGGAGTATCGGATCGTGATAGACTTTCTTGAAGACGCACCCGTCGAGACCCACTCTAAGCAACATCTGGTCTGTGTCGGGAACCCATGGTTTGTCTACGACGGTGAGGTAGTGGTTGAGGTCGTGCTCCAAGGCGTCGGCGAGGTCGTCCAAGGCTGGCCATGCGCCGGAACTGTCCTCTGTGATCTTAGCTGGACCGTCGGTCGGGCAGAGTTCGCTGAAGGCGTTGGCGCCGAACCTGATGACGGCCTCAGCGAGCAGGGTCGCGCGGACTTGGCTCATGCCCTCTAACGGGCTTGAGCCGTCGGCTCCGTTTGATCGCATCGCCTCGATCCGGAGTCCCATCAATTCCATCCCGCGAGCGCGAGTATCGAGCCATTCGCGCCGGCTTTCGTTGTCCTGCTCGATCAGCCGGAGCATTTGGTCTGCGATCCCGTTGAGTGTGCTCTCGGGGATCACCTCGGCGAGGTTTGCGCCGAACTCGACATCCTCTTTCGGGATCTTTCGCGGGCCGATCCAGACGATCACCGACCCATCAGCCATTTCGATCTTTTGAGAGCGCTCGCGGTCGATTCCACCATCATCGTCAGAGAGATCGACATCTAACGGAGCGTATCGCTCGGAGAGATCGTCTGGGTCGCGCTCACCATCGATCAGCGATGGCGGGAGTCGAAGTGTCCCTAAAGACCCTAGACCGGGCATTGCGCCGCACTCCTCGAACTGCGAGGATAAGTCGGAGCGGCTCCGCGTTCGCGCGCTGGAGCCGCCCCTTGATCGGCCCCTGAGAGAGCAGGAGACAACCCGTGCCAATCATCCGCAAAGCGCTGCCGTCTGTCGAGACCGTCCGAGCGGCATTGAATTACGATCCGAACACCGGCATTTTCATCTGGCGTGAACGCCCAGATTTGCGCGAATGCATCGGGAAAGGCTACGCCGGTAAACCGGCAGGATCTGTATCCAGCCGATACGTCTGCATTTGCATCGATGGCATTTCCTATCGAGCCCATCGTCTGGCATGGCTGATCGTCTATGGTGAAGATCCCGGTGAGATTGACCATATTAACGGGGACAAACACGACAATCGGATCGCCAATTTGCGAGTAGTCACTCGTCGGGAGAATCATTTCACTCAGCGCATACGTTCAGACAACGAAACAGGGTTCAAGGGGGTTAAATGTGATTGGCGCAGAGGCGTCTTTTACGCGCGCATCGATGGCATTTATCTCGGCACGTTCGATACTGCAAAGGAAGCGCACGCCGCTTACCTTGAAGCCAAGAAGCGCCTCCACACTTTCAATCCGATCCCCCGTCAGTTGTAGGGCGGCGGAATGACGACGAGTCCCTCGAAGGCCTTGGGGTCGACGTCAGCGAGCGGCTGGGCGAGGCATGTCTCGTTGTTGACGCGCGTCTGAGTGATCCACTTCGTCGGCGGATCGGCTGCCTTCCGCAGCCGATGGCCGGCGCCGAGCAATGCTCGCGCCTCGTCTGCCGGGAGCGCTTTTTCCTCCGGCGGTTTCGGCTCATCTGGGGCTTTCGCTGGCGCCGCCGCCGGGGGATGGGGAGTTGGGCTTGGGCCGACCCCTGATGCTCTGCGGAGGTCCTCGTCGTCTTTGGGCTGAGGCATGGTTTTCGTCCTCGCGGGCTGATGCCCCGAGGCGGGACGCTGCTTGTGCTTCTGCATGCCTCCCTCCGCGGGGCGCGCGGGGGGATTGATAACAGAGGGCCGGGGGGCTGTCAGCACCGGGCGAGGCCCCAGAGGAGTAGGGTCCCCACTTTCGATACCACATTGACGCATCGGCGCTCTGAAGCAGCCGATCGCAGAAAGGGCAGATGTCGACGTCGCCGGTCATGCCCGGCTCTGTGCCACCATCCTGGCGGTCGTGGCAACCCAGTGTGTTCCGTCCTTGTAGTAGGCGATGACGATGAGATTGGAGGGCGTGATCTCATCGATCTCGAAGCGCTCGAAGCCCTCGTGCATGAAATTCTTCAGCCAAGGGCACTTCTCGACATTGAGGAGTTCGCCCTTCGTGAGCCCGTCGACCATCTGTTCCTCAAAGCCCTCGAAATAGTCTGGGCGGTATTGCCGCGCGCGGTAGATCTGAGCGAGAGGGTTTGGCATCTTGTTCACCTTAGCCCACGCCCGCTCGCACCTAACCCATGGGTTACATGCCGCGACCGGGCACGGGGCCGCTATTTTGGCGTAGAAGGGGCATTCGGGACGAATCGGCCGGTCATCTTCCACTCGACCGCCCACGAGAACGCCGGCAGCCTCAATACGACGCCGTCCCACCAGGGCTCGTCTTCGCGCCCAACGGTTGACCATGGCTCGAACACCATAAAGATCGGGAAGATGTCGAGTGCGTGCGCGGCTTTCAGCCGGTGCGAACCCTCTGTCGCAAAATACTCGTTTTTCCACTTGGCGACGCGGATCACCGGCCGCGCCAACTCGTATCCGTCCCTTTCGAGCCGGAGGCGCATCTCGGCGAGCACCTCCTCATAATGCGCCGGCTCGACGTCGTGCTTGGCGTGGACGCGGAAGATCGCGTCGTCGCCGAGTTGCCCTATCGGCCCGATGTCGCCCACAGCGCCGCCAGGACGATGATCACCAGCGACAGTACGGCGCACCAAAGAATCGCCTCCTCACTTAGGCCGTTCATCGTGAACCACCGTCTCTGGGCCGACGTATTTCATCATCATCTCGGCAAGCTTCTCCTCGGTCTCGCCCGAGCAAAGCAGGATGTCGCAAGTGATCCCCATGTCGCTCCCCTTGACGTGAATGTACGTGTCGCGCGGCTCCGCCAGGAACTTGCGCAGATTGCCGAAGCTGAGCCCCAAGATGACGAGCGGCGGCTTGCCCGGCACGGTCGCTGTAGCTTTGATCATGGCCTTCCCTCGCGCGCTCGCACTTCAGCCGTCTGAGCCATCTGGTTAACTTCATCGATCCGCAACGGCTTGCGCCACTTCGCTGACCTCATGATGTCCCAATTCTCCTCATCAAGAAACCAAGGTTCATCCGTGCCGCAACCACGCATGATCCTGTTTCTGACCGCTTCAGCCTTGCGCCAGCGCGTTGGGCTCCAACGGAGCACCAGAACGGGGGGCCGCTGATGGCTGACCGAAACCATCCAGAGCGGTCGACCCCCGCCGTAGCGCTGTCACTCCAATCCGATGTTGCAAGTCAGCCCAACGCTCACCGTTGGCGTATCGAGCCAAAAGTGGCCAAGGACAATTTGCTTCTCTGGATCAAACACCGGATGGTCGAGCGCGAATTTGATGTGCGGATTCATGGCCGCGCCGCCCGGCCGAGCGATGGTCGCTTCGCCGCGCCGCCCGTCGCCAGCGTCCTCCAGAATTTTTGGCATCGTAGCCACCTCGTTTTAACGCAAGGAGTCTCTGGACTTTCCCCAGTTGTTTTTCCGTCGGCGGCGGCCGGTATCCTTTGCCCTGGCCCGGCCGTGCGCCATGAGGGCGACGCAATGCCGCGCCGCCCTCCCACGCCTTGCCCAGCCGAACCGCGCCCGGCCCCGCCATGCCATGCCCCGCCTCGCCACGCCAAGCCCTGCCTTGCCAGGCCTGGCCAAGCGCCTGCAAATCGTGCATGCAATGTCAACGTCAATTCATGCCGCCCAATTGTTGCCTAACATATTGCTGGGCGAGCGCTTGGCTCATTGCGGCGCGAAACGCTCTTGGCCCAAAAAACACAATAAATTCGCCATTCGCGATTTCCTCATCGGTGGCGCAAAGGCAATGAATTGCGCCGTCTCTGACGATGTCGCCCAACTCGTTCACAAAAAACAACCCGTCGGCCGTATGCACGACGTGGAGCACGACGCCGTGCAACTCACCGATCTTGACCGCGATCTGATCGAGCAAAGGCCTCACCTCGAAGGTGGAACGGACCTTGGCGCGGCCGCGGAGTTCACTCATTGGTCTCCTCCACGTCGCCCGGCATGCCGACTAAGTCATCAGACAGCACGCAGTGGAGTTTGTCGATCTTGGACTGCGGGAACTCAGCGAACACCTCGCTGTAGGGAATCGTGTACTGTGCGGCCTTGTGCTCCAGCAAGATGCCTTTCTCGGTCAGAAAGACCCCACAGTCGGTCTCGAAAAACGCCTCAAGGATTTGGCCGGCGATTTTTCGCACCGCCTCCTCTAACCCGTCCTCATCGATCCAGACCTCGATGTCGCCTATGTCGAAGATGGCGTGGCCCGATCGGTCTTTCGTCCACCTCATCGCTTCGGCCCGGGGTTGCATGCATTCCTTAATGTGGTTGACCCAGCCGTCGACTTCCCAGTCGCTGAGATCCGGCTTCAGCTTGATCTTGGTCCGCTTGGGGCGCTTGCTCACTGGAACTTCCGCTCTTCGAAGACGGTGTCGGGATGTTCGTGAACCATATTCATGATCCGATCGAACCATGGTTGCAGTTTCGCAGAGCCTTCTTTGTCGAGGATCGCGAGCGTCCGCATTTCTCCGTCCAGGCACAGGAGAAGGCCGGTCCCTTCGGGCTTGCCCTCCATGTCATCCGCCAGCCGGCGGAGCGTGTCACTTAATTTCATCGGGCATTGCCTCCCGTATTCGCCCCATCGCGAGCAGCGTCTGCCATTGGAGCGTTCCGTCCCTCAGTTTCTCGACCACCACGTTTGCGTCCTTCCGGGTGAACTTGAGACCGCAGCAAGGGCAGTAGGCGAGATAGACGCCGTCGAACTCGACCGCGCAGAAATCGGAGGGATACTCTGTCAGAATGTGGGCTTCGATCACGGCTGCCTTCCCTCGATGATCTCCCAGATCTTGTTGGCGGTCTCGTCGTCGGCTTTCATCAGGAAATAGTAGGGGTCATCGCGGAAGGCCGCGTAGTCGATCTCGAAGCCGTCGAACTCGTGCTCGTCGATCGCGCGAAGGATCTTGAGCGCGTTCAAGAATTCCTCATAGTGCAGCGGCGACGGATTCCAGGCCGCGCGCAGCGCCGACATGGCGCCGAGCTCCAGACCGTTCACGAACGCCTCGACCGTCTGAGGGTCGACACCGGCCTTAAACGCCTGGGTCTCGACCACATAGATGTAGCAGGCCTCGCGCAGCGCGGGCGGGCGAAGCGCTGGAGCGCCGCCCACTTGCTGCTTATCCCACATAGCGTTGTGCAGTTCGAACCAGACGTCGATGATGTGTTGGTCACGTCGCATCGTGGTCCTTTCCGGCGATTTGGGTCGCCAGATCCCGCGCATAGTCGATGTCGTAGTCGAACTGGTTGAGGAAGAGATTCCTGTCCGCCTCGGCGAGCCCCTCGAACAGGACGCGCGGCATCCCGTGCTCCTTCAGGTCGATCGGCCCGAGAGACGGGTCGAGCCAGGAGGGGGGCACCCATAGCTCGCTGACGGGACGCCGCACCGACAGCGGCATCAGATTCTCGATGCTGATGATTGCTGGCACAGCGAGCGCGGCGCCGAGCCCGAGGAGGAACCCGCGCCGCGTCGGCATGATCAGCCCTTCACGCTTTGCTTTTCGCCACAGACGCATCTTTGGGCCTCCAATCTTCTTCCCACCAAATCTTCAGGCTCAGAGCGCAGTCTGGACAGATGTCCGCCCACTTAGTGACCCCGGCCCCAACATCCCCGATATTGATGGAGCCGTAACGCGCTTTGATTTCCGCCCATCCGCTTAAGGGGAGCGTTTCAAGCTGGGTCGTCACGCCGCAACGGTCGCATCTTACATCGACCAATTTGCGCACCGTCACAGGTGCGGTCCCGGGCCGGCCTCGGGCATCCCTGGCTGGATGCCGCTGAGGCGGTCGATCTCTTGCAGCTTCAGGACCGCCGCCGCGATCAGCGCGTTCAGGGCGATGACCTTGTCAATCGATCCGTCCTCGGACTGCGCCCTCGTGGCGCACGGGACCGCCTCTCCGTCCAACATGACCGGGTCGCCGATGTCGTCGAGGAACTCGAATTGGTCGCCGGAGCGCCCAACGCTCATTTCGACGCCGAAGACGCGGCCGGCGAATCGGGCGATTCGCGACAGGCGGTCAATTTGATGCTCCACTGGCCTTTCCTCCCGTTCCAACTTGGTGAAAATTTCGACGCACCCCTTCATCAGCGTGCGACGTGCTTCGCGAGCCCCATAATTTGCACGATACGCAATTCTGCACCATTTGCAATCCGCGCGTAAATCCATTATATTGACGTTCATGAAAAAAGCAGTGGCCTATATGAGAACGTCCAGCGCCACCAACGTCGGGCCGGACAAGGACAGCGAGTCCCGGCAGCGCGCCGCCATCATGGCGTACTCCATCCGCGAGAACGTCGAGGTCGTCGATTGGTTTTACGACGCCGCGGTGAGCGGCACGGACCCGGTCGATACGCGCCCGGGATTCGCCGCCATGCTTCAGCGCCTAATGAGCAACGGCGTCCGCACCGTGCTGGTCGAAACGGCGAATCGCTTCGCCCGCGACCTGATCGTGCAGGAGATGGGGTGGAAGCGGCTTCAAGACCTCGGCATTGAGCTAATTGCCGTCGATAGCCCGACGGCGTTTCTCGAAGACACGCCGACGGCGATCCTCATCCGCCAGATCCTCGGCGCCGTGGCCCAATTCGACCGGGTGATGAACTGCGCCAAACTGGCGAGCGGACGGGCGCGCAAGAAAGCCATCACCGGCAAAAAAGTCGAGGGCAGAAAGTCGTGGGTAGAGATGAACCCGGCGCTGGTCGAGCGCGCCAGGGCTCTACGCCTCACCAACAAACTGAGCTATCCTCAAGTCGCGATCCAGCTTGAGCGCGAGGGCTTCGTTGGGCTCAACGGCCAGCGGCTCACGCGGCAGCAAGTCTCGCTGACGTTGAGGACGACCTAATGCTCAAAGTGATCAGCTTGGGCGCGGGAGTGCAGAGCACCACCATGGCGCTCATGGCGGCTCACGGCGAGCTTCCCATGCCCGACGCTGCGATCTTCGCTGACACCCAGTGGGAGCCTGCGGCGGTCTATGAGCATCTTGACCGGCTGACGCCGACATTGCCGTTCCCGGTCTATCGGGTAAGTGCGGGCAACTTGCATGACAATATCCTTCGCTCGACCAACTCGACCGGACAACAGTTCGCGACCGTGCCATGGTTTACTGCGAACGGCGGTATGGGACGGAGGCAATGCACCAACGAGTTCAAGATCGAGCCACTGCGAAAGAAGCAGCGGGAACTATTGGGTTATCCGCCGCGGGCGCGAATTCCGAAAGGCAGCATCGAGGTTTGGATAGGCATCACCCTCGACGAAGCTATCCGCATGAAGCCCGCGCGCGAGCCATGGCAAATCAACCGTTGGCCGCTCATTGAGAGACAGATGACGCGGCGCGATTGCGCCAAATGGTTGGCCGATCGTGGCTGGTCGGTGCCCAAGAGCGCCTGCATCGGTTGTCCGTACCACAGCGACAATCAATGGCGCGATCTGCGCGACAATCACCCTGATGAATGGGCCGACGCCATCGCCGTCGATCACGCAATTCGAGCCAACGGCACGACTCGCAGCATACGATTTCATCAGTATATGCACCGCTCGCGCAAGCCGCTTGATGAAGTGGATCTCTCGACGCCGGCCGACTGGGGCCAGGGGGATCTTTTCGGCAACGAGTGTGAAGGGCTCTGCGGCGTTTGATCTGCAAAATTCAATACGCCATGCTTGTCGGGGAGTAATCAGGCAGGCGCAGCGATTCGTAGAGCGGCCGATCGGGCATCGGCTTGCGCATGAGCGCCACGTACTCCTCTTGCTGGGTCTCGGCGGCCTTTTTGAGCATGCCGCGCTCGCGCAGCCACTTCAGCGCCTGACACGTACTGTCTACACCATCATCAAATTTTCCTTTCGGAAAACTAGAACATTGGGCTACGAGGGGTTCTGCCCAATCTCTGATCCAGGCATCGCCGTTCGCTTGCGTTTGCGCAGGCACCCACACAACGCCTTTCCGAAATTCCCCGGACGCCATTTCCTCACCGAAGAGATGCGAAAGTGCGTGCGCACGCGATACTTTGTCCATGTTCCCAGGGTTGATCTTGTGGACGGCAAACTCTTCATCGCGGAGCAATCTCCCGATCTCCTGCGCGACCGAGAGCCCAGACGCCCGATCCTCGACCAAAAGCCGTTGAACTTTGAACTTGCGGCAGTCGCGCACAACTTTTTCGAGCAGATCAGCAATCGCCAGCCGGACTTGCCACCACCACATCAGCATCACTTGCTGAACGCCCGTGTGCGTCGCCCAGCATCCCCAGATCGTCAGCGCGCTGTAGTCGTTCTCCTGCTTCTCGCCATACGCGCTGTCGAGCGAGGCGATGATCATCTCGAAGTCGGGGAACTGCGACTCGTTCCTTCCGTAGGTCACCGCAACCTTCCGGCACCACAACTCCCAGCCGACGTAAGGGAATATGCCGCCGCCTCGAGGCGCAGGACGTTGCTGGTATTGGCTGGCCCAGGCGAATTTCTGCATATCCCGCTTTAAATTTTCAACTTCGGCTGGAGGGAATCTCTCAGGAAAGAGCAACTCCCCCTCGCGGCTCCGCGGATCAGAGAACCCGATGCTCGTCTCGCAGTGCCGGCCCGACTCGTACTCCATTGGGAGCACAAGCTGCACGTAGTCCGGCATGCTCTCCTGAATAATCCCAGAGATGTCGGCTTCGTTTAATCTCTGCATAATAACTATAATCGCCGACTTCGCTTGATCATTGAGCCGGTTAACCGCGCTTTCCCTAAATCTCCTCGTTGCCTTTTCTCGCTCGTTAGGGCTCTCCGCCTTTTCTACACTGTGCGGATCATCGACCAGAAGGATATCACCTCTCCTGCTCGTAAGACTGCCAAACGGAACCCCATCTCTAGTGCCAGTCATCGAATTCTCAAAGCTTAACTCGCCGGTTCGCGTCAACTGCACGTGCGGCCAATGACGCTGATACCAATCAGATTGTATCAATAGCCTCATTTTCCGCGTGTCACGGATTACCGCGCTCTCAGCAAATGACGTCGAGATGTATCGCAGCGACGGCATGCCCTTCGGCCCCCAAAGCCATGCCGGAAAAAACACAGATACAAGCAGGCTTTTTGCGAAACCCGGCGGGATATTAATTAATAGCCGATTAATTAGTCCAGCGCCTACAGCCTCAAGGTGCTCGCACACGGCATCAACAACCCAGCCGTGTACGTAACGTCTCCCGGGTTCAAGGACGTGCCAGGCTTCTTGAACGAACGCCGCCAGCGAAGCCTTGCAGCGCCGCCGGACAGCCTCAAGATCCTCGGTCGCCGCCTTGGTCGAGATCCCGAGCTCGCGCCGCATCAGTTCGGCGACGACTGTTTCGTGAGTGGGCTGGGCTTTCTGCCGGCGGACGAACGACATCCGCCATTTCTAGCATCGGGACCTTCGCCCTCGTCAACCGGTCAGTTTTCCTTCGGTCCGGTGAATCTCGTCAATCGCCTCCGCCACACAGTCATTCTGCCACGGCCGCGGGACAGCATCCAACGCCCACAACGCCGCCTGCAAAAACATCCGTGCCTCGGCATAATTCCTAGTGCGAACGCGCTCTTCTCGCGTGATCATCTCCATCACGAACGTCCTCCCTTTCGTCATCTCGTGGCCGCCTCTGCTCACTCCGCCCTACCTTCACCTTCTCCCACCGAACCCACTTCGCCGGCCCCGGAACCTCCCTCTCCCTCTCCCTCTCCCTCCGCCAACTGATCCTCATCTCCTTCATCCTCCTTCGCCAGCGGACGGTCCCGCCGGTCATTCGGCGTCACATCAATCAGCGGCGCCTTCGCCAAAGGCCTCAGCGCCCGCTCCAACTCAATCAACTGCTCAGTCGTCAAACTCGCTAAATCCGGCCCATCCTCGTCAGCCTTCGGCGCACGCCAGTTCGCCCCACCCTGCCGATCCAGCCAGTACTTGATCATCCCCGCATCCGCACGACGCCAGTCCTTCTCCGGTCCCCCGCTCGCCAGTAACCTCGCCATCGCGCTAACCTCGTTCACCGCCCGCGCCTGCCCCCTCAGCAACGCCCCTCGATACTGCCGATATAACCGCCCAGGCTTCAGCTTCGTCAGCAACATGATCTGCTCCGGCGTCAGCCCATTCCCCGCCATCGCCTCTATCGACTGCTCAAACTCAACCTTCGCCTTCCGCAGCTCCTCCAACTCAGCCGCCGTGTACTCCTTCCTACGCGGTCGTCCTAACGGATTGCTCACCGCCTCTCCCCCGTCTCATGCCGCTTCCGCCACCGACGCATGTACGCCGCCCTGTCCTCCCGAAACGGCCGACGAGCCTCTAATGCCGCCAGTTCCGCTAACCGCGCACTCCGACCCGCAGCCGGAATCGCCGCTAGTAAATGTACCAGCGCTAACTGCCCCTCACCGTCCAAAGCTTCAATCATCTCTCGCACACCCCTAAACATATCACTCTCACCGTGATCACGTAAATCACCGTGATAATGATTCTTACCGTGGTCACCGTGATTCTTTCTTACAGTTATCACAGTGGTCACGGTGAACAAGCCTCCCCGCAAATCAAAAATTTTTGCCAGACGGCGCTTCAGGCGAAAACTAAAGCTGGGGCGGGCCCCCCCCCCCCCCCCCCAACCCCGGGGGGGGGCCCGAAAACAAAATGGCCGTGAGGGGGGGGTGGAAGAAG